TGCCGCTGCCCGCCCGCTATCTGCGCGCCGCCCCGTCGCTGATCGCCGAAGAAGTCGCAGTCGCAGCGATCAAGCTGCAGGCGACCGGCGCCGTGTTCCCGCTCGACGTCCTCGAGCAGGTCGAGGCGATGACCGCCGACGCGGACATGCACGACGAGATCCGCGCTAAGCTCATGAAGGCGATCGGCTTCGAACTGGCCCGCCAGGCGGAGACCGTCGAGTCCGGCACCCCCGAATTCGTCACCGCGGCTGAACGTGCGCTCGTGCCGCTGCGCAGGGCACAGACCCTGCACGATCGCGTCGGTGCGAAGGACAAGATCAAGCGGCTCGAGCGGGCGCTCGCGCCGCCCAAGCCGCCCAAGGATAAGGCCGGCATCCCGCCGGCCGCATGAACGACCGGCCGAGGAGACCCCTCGGTCGGCGACCAGCTCGCCCCCGGCGCTCGGGGACGGATCGCGCGATGCGGGAGAGCCCTTCGGGGCTGAGGGCCGCCATCGAATCCGATCCCCACCCCCGTGTTTCTTGAAGGACCGCTCCGTGAATATCGTCACCGGTATCACCGTCGTGCTCGCCCTGCTCTGCATGGGCGTTGGCGCCTGGCTCACCATGGCCGGCTTCGTCCTCGCGACCTTGCGCGCGAGCGAAGGTGGAGCGCGCGGGGCGCTGAAGATCCGGACCGGCATCGCCGCCAGCTGTATCGGCCTGCTGATGTTCGGCGCCGGTTCGATCGGCGTCGCCCGGTTGCTGGCATGAGCAGCCTCGTCATCGGCCCCGTCGTTGGCACGCCGGCGATCGTCGAGCCCCTCATCGTGAACGACGGCTGGTTTCCGGATATCGACCCCGCGGCCATCCGCAAGATCTCGCGGATCCCAATCGAGCGCGTCATTCCCGAACGGCTCCGCGAAGCGCTGTTGAACGCCATCATCACTGTCGGCGATGACCTCGACCGCTGGCGCGTGACGCATCTCGCTGCCGGTCGTGCCAAGCTCGACCAGGTCGACCCGCGCGTGATTGACGGCGAGAACCGCCTCGTCATCCTCTACCGCCGCGCGATCGGCGCGACAGCCAAGGCCGAGCTGGTCGAGCGTCAGCGCGATATCGACTCGACGACGGGCGGGCAGCGCGACGTCGCGGATCTGGAACCCTCGATCGGCGAACTGCGCCGCGACGCGATCCACGCGGTGCGGACCATCCTCGGTCGCAACCTGACCGATATCGAGCTGATCTGATGGCCGACGTCATCCGCGCGCGCGAGGGAGACACGCTCGACGGGCTGATCTGGCGCGAGCGCCGGCTCGGCGCCGCGAACTTTCCCACCGTGCTGGCAGTGAACCCCGGTCTGGCGGCGCTCGGCGCGATCCTGCCCGACGGGACCGCGGTCACGCTGCCCGACACCGCGCCGGCCGTAACGGTCCGCGACATTATTCAGCTCTGGGATTGATCGCATGAAGGATCTTATCCACGAATTCGCGGTCTGGCTCGTGACGTTCCTCACCAGCCTGGTCCCGGCGGCGCTCGGGGCCGTGGTTTCGCTACTCGTCGAAACCGGCCTGACCTGGGCGCAGAAGATCATGCAGGTCTGGGTCGGCATCGTGGTCAGCTACTTCATGACCAACGCGGTCGGCGCGATGGTCAGCCTGCACCACTTCGTCGCGCAGGCCATCGGGTTCGTGTTCGGCATGATCGCCTTCAAGGCCGCGCCCGGCTTCATCACCGGCTGCAGCGCCGTCCTGGCCGAACTCCCCGGCAAGCTCAGCGAGCGGCTGCTCGCGCTCATTCCGCGAAAGGATCCGAAGTGACCGAGCCACGCGCCGTCGCGCCCGCCCCGGCGCCGACCGCTTCCAAGCCGCGAAAGACGCTCTTCGGCCTGATCGGTGCCGCGGCGCTGATCGTGACGCCGATGGTCGCCAAATGGGAATCGGGTGGCAAGGATCGGCTCGTCGCCTACCAGGACATCGTCAAGGTCTGGACGATCTGCGACGGCGTCATCGACGGGGTGAAGCCCGGCATGGTCGAGACCAAGGCGGGGTGCGAAGCGCGCCGCGAAGCCGAGCTGATCAAGCATGCCGAACCGGTGCTGAAATGCACGCCGGTGCTGCGCGGGCGCGACAACCAGCTCTCGGCCGCGATCGACCTCGCCTACAATATCGGCACGGCCGGTTATTGCGGCTCGACCGTCGCCCGCATGTTCAACGCCGGCCGCTGGCGCGAGGCGTGCGACGCCTTCCTGATGTGGAACAAGGCGGGCGGCAAGATCGTGCGCGGTCTCACCCTGCGGCGCGAGGACGAACGCCGCCTCTGCCTCAAGGAGCTGCCCCGATGATCCGCAAGCTGTTCGCCAAGGTGAAGGCCGAATGGACCTTCATCGTCCTGCTCGCCGTCGCTGCAGCCGGCGCCTGGCTGTACGTCCAGTATCGGCAGGCCAGCGCCGATCGCGACGACGTCCTGCACCGCGTGGAGATCATCTGTGCGGGATCCGGCGCGCCGTTCGCCGGTACCGCCAAGGTCCAGCGCGGCATGGCCTGCGCCGACCAGGTCGCCGGCCTGGTCCGGTTCAAGGCGAACAGCGACCAGCTCGCCGCCTCGACCCTCGCCGCGGCGCTGGCCGAACACGACGCCCGACAAAACGACGACACCCGCGCCGCGCGCGCCGCTGCCGAGGCAGCAAGCTCGGCCGCACAACGGATGGAGATGGCAGATGCGAATGTTGAACGGACGAACCTTGTCGATCGTGATTGGTTTCGCGCTGTCAACAGCGTTGCCGGCCTGCGGCCGGCACGCTGAGGCTCCCCCGGCCGTCGTCTCGACGCCGATCGTCGTGAAGGTGAAGGACACTCCCCCGGCCGAGCTGCTCGCCTGCGCCGAGCGCCCCGCGGGATTGCCCGAGGATCCCGCGCTGATCGCGCAGATCCCCACCGCGATTCGCGCTGGCATCATCCGCCTCGCACGGGCGTTCGCCGGCAACGCCGATCGCGCCGACCGCCTGGTCAACTGGAACGCGCCCGGCACCTGCGCGACGCGCGCCGCGAAGTGAAGAAGCCAGCGCTCCTCCGCGAAACGCTGCTCCGCGCGGTGCCGTCGCTGGCGTCCGCGCCGGAAACCCTCGCCATGTATATCGACAAGGGCCGGATCGCGGCGCGCAGCACGAAGACGCTCAACTTCGAATATCGCTACACGGTCAATATCGTCGTCGAGGACTTCGCCGGCGATATCGATTCGCTGTTCGTGCCGCTGCTCGCATGGATCGCGCAACAACAGCCCGACCTGCTCGACCGCGCGCCGCAGGAACCCTTCAGCTTCGAGTCCGAGATCCTCGACGGCGATGCGGCTGACGTCTCGATCAACCTCGAACTGTCCGAACGCGTGCTCGTCGAGCGCCTGGCGGACGGCGGCATGCGCGTGACGCACCTCGACGAACCGCCCTGCGCCGACATGTTCCCCGGCGTTTGCGGCGTGATGCTCTGGCAAGGCGTGCTCGACGATCTGACGGCCGCTACGGGCGGTATCGTTCCCTGATGGCCGACGACTTCGCTGCGATCGAGACGCTCGCCGGCGCGCTGCTCCGCTCGCTAGAGCCCGGCGCGCGCCGCTCGCTGCTCCGGAAGATGGCGCGCGAAGTCCAGAAGACCCAGAGCGCGCGCATCGCCGCCAACCGTGCGGCCGATGGCACGCCGTTCGCGCCACGCCGCCCGAAGAAAGCACAGAAGCCCGGCAATTTCGCCGTCCGCTTCCTCTACCCAAAGGGCGCGACCGAGCCGCGCGTCGTGTTCATGAAGAGCTGGCTCCGCGAAGGGCCGCTGATGACCGGCTTCGACGTCGAGGCGGGCGGGATCCGCAGCTTCTTCTGGGATCAGGTCGTGAAGTGGCTACCCGTGGAGGCGTCCGAGCAGAACGCGCGCGCCGGCAAGTTCCGCCGCCGCGGCACGATCAAGCAAAAGGCAATGTTCCGGAAGCTGCGTAACGGGCGCAACCTGCGCGCCGACGCGACCGACCGCGAAGCGTGGATCGGCTTCACCGGCCGCGCGGCCGACATCGCTCGCGTCCACCAGGAGGGTCTGTTCGATCGCCCTGCCGGCAAGGCGAAGCCCGTCCGTTATGCAGAACGTGCGCTGCTCGGCCTGTCGGAGACCGAACGCAGCCGCGCGCTCGACGTCCTGCTCGAGCACCTCGCTGGCGGCTAACGCCCCAAAGCCAGACATTCAGACAGCCGGCATTCACGCGGGGAAGGGAAAGCCGCCGGTCGGCCCTAGCGTTCGGTGACGCGGACTGCTTTTCCCACGCTGAACCCCGACAGCCACGCGATGCGCTCTGCTAGGCCCTTGATACTGTCGAAAGGGCATTCTGCAGGCAACCCTGCGAACGACCTCCCGCAAGCCAGTCCTGCCTCATATGCAGCGCGAAGAATTTCGTCATGAGCCATGTTAAGACAACGGCTCAATCAACCATTCGGGCACGGCCTAATATCGCTCCAATTTTTTGGAACGATTTGCTGCGACTTTTGACTTTCCATCGGCAGTGCGGCAATGTTGCTCTACCAGCATGCCCGGCCTGAAGCATGATGCTGGAAGTAGTTCTGATAGGAGCTGCTGCTTAACGTGAGCAAAACCATGCCCGAAATCAATGATCGCACTTATTACGCGGCACGCGCAGCCAAAGCTCTAAAGCTCGCCGAAATCGCCAGGGACCCTGAACTGGCTGCAATTCACAGGCGGATGGCCCAGAGCTACC